AACGCTGTCACCTGTCCAATAGTAGCCATAGACAAACTGCACATCGTTTGTGCGCCAAGTGTTTAGCTTCTCGCCACCTGTTAAGCCTGTCTGCCATACACACCAATCGCCATAATAAACAAGCGTGTGACGAGGTAATAAGAACACAGCACATGGCGTGCCTTCCCACACAAAATAGGTAGCTCTTAAGTTTCTAAGCTCTCGCTCATAGTAATCTTTGTTGAGTATTTCGCTGACTGTCTCACTGCTTATTTTTTCAGCAACAGTGCCATACTGATAGAATTCAAAGCCGCCATTGTCGCCTTGACCAAGAAAACAGAATGAATCGCCATACTGAGTTAGACAGCTCACAAAGCCCACCTTGTCTGTATTTTGGCTTACTCTCTGATAGTTATCTAATTGCACCCTGTAATCTAAAGCTTCCACTGAGCGCGAACCTAGAGCGTATAACAACCCTCTACGCACGTATAATGACTTATTAGGGTCGGGCTTAGTCTCAGCGTCAAAGATTCTTGGCTCTATATTGGCTGGATCAGATAAATCCGTATGGAAGAAAGGAGAGCCATCAATAGGAGCGAATACAAAGCGACCATCATCAACAACCACCTCTGCGCTTGGTAGATAGTTTGAGTCGCTAATTTGTGTAAGCGTGCCACCTGCAATGTTATACACATAAGCAGGACCACCAACAACCATGATGCAAGCCCTAGAAAAGTCAGCAACAATTTTAACCTCAGCTTGATCGGCAATGTCTCCCACCTCTTCAATAGTCACATCATCAGCAGTCAAACGCTTGCCGAACTGCGGATTCGTAATCGTTATACGCTTGAGCTTATTAGCCCATACGCCATAAAGCTCTTCATCACCTGAGTCAAAATCACGTATTAAGCCCAATCCTCTACAAGCCGATGGGCTTCCTTCCTCGCCTAAATCAAGGAAGTTATCAACAACTGGCCGACCTTTAAGCTTGCCATTGCTGTAGATTAAATTGCGTACAGTCTCGCGCTGATAGGGAGAAGCATCAACGCCTTTTAATCCTGTGGGTAATTCTATCTGTGGCATTATTTACACTTACGCTTTTTCTTATTAGTCGAGGCACGTTGGCCGCGTTTAGGCTTCTGAACTTTCTTCATTATTGCACCCATAAAAGTAATAATTACCTGAGCCACGAGGCTGATTCTTAAAAGGCTTCATCTTGGCAGGCTTGGAGGATTTAGCGCGAATCTTACGCATCGAAGCAATGCCATCATTACCCTGCTTCATTGTAAGCTCATGATTGAAGTATTCGCATATTCTTGGCAATAGACAATTCCAAAGCTCATAGCAAGGGTCATCATCGCCAACAGGGTCATCCATTGTTACTGGAACATCAACAATCGTTATGCCCTGTAAGTTGCTCCAAGATTCGAGCATGTTGACATACTCTTCAAATGCATACTGATAAGCGTCATCAGGGGCTACTAAAGAGAGAGTTTCCACTCCCATCGCTCTGAGTGCTTTCTTCAGGATCGCGTTTTTTACGTTTTTTTGCGACAACTTCAATACTCCTCATCTCTTCAGAATAGCCATCTTTTTTGGCTTTCTTGACCTGTTCATCAGTATAGCACTGCTTTGAATCATAACCTATTCGCGCTGTGCCGTTCCAATAGCTTGAGTTGAAATCGCCATCTTTATCTTTGTTACGTTTGAATAATATCATAAGCAAAAAGGGGCTTTCGCCCCCTCCTTTAAGATTGATTGAACAAGATAGTACCGCAGCTTTCAGGCTTCTCTACTTGCCAATCGTACCAAATAGCCATTCGATACTTACCAGTCAATGAGCCAAGTTCAAATGGCTCAGCATCAAGACCTTGGAAAATATCACTATCAACAGTAATAGGCTGAGTTGCTAGAACCAAGCTATCGTTTGCCATGATGATATTTGATTGGGTATCAGTAGTATTCAAGAAGTTAACATCTGAACCTGCTGGAATATCAATCTCAATGTTTGCATAGCTACGCTCCAAAGGAGTTAGGCCAGCATCAGCCAAAGATACTGGCTTAGGTGAGATTTGCAGAGTAGTTCCATCCACTACTTGAGCAACCGTAAAGGTTTGATCATAGTCCTGAACCTGCTTAGTTGTACCCAATGCTACAGCTTTAACACCTGGGAAGGTAAACTTATCACCGACCTTGATGTCTGTGGTATCAGATACGGTTAACGATGCAAAGCGATGATCAACATTACCGAATGAGCCACCAGGCAAGGCAATACTTGCTTCAGGCTTAAAGGTTTGAGTACCAGTTACCGTTACACCAGTAGCAGCCGCAGCAGTTAAGCGTAATAGCTTGTTATGACGGAATACTTCAGACACGCCAGCAATTTGATTCTGGATTTGTCCGTTTAAGTAAGCATCATCAGCAATGCGATTGCTACGATTAGCAGCACCATCGACAAGTTTCTGGCCGCCTGCTGTGTAAGTAGTACCGTTTAAGAAAGCAGTCACACCTGCATCAACACACATCTCAGAGTCAAACATGCGAGTCTCAGACTCAGCTAATGCTTGCCATACAGAGGTATTAGTTAAGCCCTCACCCGCTGGCTGTGAGAATTGCTTACAGAATGCGCCATGGGTAGCTGCTTTAGCTAAGCCTTTGTATTCCATATCACCAGCTAATGCCATGGCACCTGCTTTCATAGAACGACGTAGAGTACGCTCATCACGCATATCATGCGATGCGATTGTACGCCAGATGTTTGAGTAATCACCCATTGAGCCGATCATGGAAAGCTCTAACATACCATCAGGAGTTTCACCTGAGATGTCTTTGCCTTCTACCACGTTAGCATTTTGCTGGATGGGTTTAACGTATTGATCGCTAGAGCGCTGCATTGAGCCAGGGTTAGGCTCATATGGCTGTGTACGATCAGAAAGAGTAGTCACCTCTTCAAATGTTTTCACGACTTCATCTAGTGCTGCCGTGATGACCTGAGTTTCATTGCTTGACATAATAAATCACCTTTATTAAGCAGACAGTGAAGCCTTCGCCTTGCGTAATTCCTTCAGCCGATTAACGCCTTTCATGCCTCTCATCTTAGGGTCTTGTAAGACCTTTTGAATCTCAGCATCATAGTCAATCACTGAAGAGTTACCGCCAGACAAAGGAGACTCACCACCTGCCTTGCTTACAGTATTTTTAGAGTTAAGATTGCCTTTAATCTTATCCTCTAACCTAGTTAGGTACTGGATTGTGGCTAATTGTCCCTTCTGGGCTGCTTCAACCAATTCACCATAGACCTTATCATTAGTGCCAATTACTCCTAAGACCAATGGAGCGATGTCATTATTTAAAGCACCGCGTACAGCCTCAAAGTCATTTACGCCTAATTTCTCCTCCGCCTTTATTAAGCTTTGGTCAAGATTAGGTACAATGGCTTTATGCTGCTCAATGCTAGCAATAAACGCTTCATCGTTAGCCTTCCGAGCTAATACGTCTTGACGTACTCTCTCATTGTGCTGCTCTTGAGCTTTCGTTTCGCTAGACGTATGCCGTTCATACTTACGAATAGAATCTTGATAATGGGCAAGCATGAGATTTGTATCACCCTCATAATCATCATAAAGACGACTCTGAAAGTCCTTTAAATCTGGCTCACTTACATTACTTTCAGACTTATACGCATAGTCCTCTGGCAATTTGCCTGTCTCAACAGCTTGCTCAAGCTGTTTCAGTTTCTTCGACATAATTCGATTCTGAGCATACAAGTTGTTCTTTTTTGCTTGCTCATCATCTGGGGCTTTAGTTTCACCCATCAAGTCATCAATGCTTACTTGTTCCACAGCCTCTTCAACGGATTCTTGGGGAGAACCCTCAGTATCATCGTTCCCCAACGCTGATAACTGTTCGTCTGCTGTAGCTTCCGCTTGCTCAACTTCCTGACTACCTAACTCGACTGTATTGTCGCTCATGATTTACTCTCACATGGTTTGATTTGTTTGGCGATATTGCCACACTGATAGTTAAAGGCTATCAGGAAACCTATCCTTCATTAATAATATTAATAAAAGGGAAAATACGCAACTTTATTACAGTTGTTGACAAGATCAGGAATGCGCTGTTTCACGTACAGCCAAAAGACTAAAAGGTATCTATCGCCTTCATGTACGGCAAGGCCACGGTGCATAGCTGAGCCTGCTGGAAACATAAGGGCTGAGCCTGTTGGCAATGGCTCAATAATGCCTTGATTCCAAAACTCTGTACCACCACCAACATAATCACCCGTGTTAAGAGGTACAACAACAGTGACATCTGAGCTTGAGTCATGATGCCAAGCCCCTGCTTTTTTGCCTTTAGGGTTATAGTGAGCCACTTGAACAGAGGCTATGCTTAGATTGTCATGGCCATACACTGAGAAGGCTAATGGCGTGATGACTTCACGTACCACTAGACTCATTAACTCCATTAAC